GGGTCATAGATATTTATAAGAACAATGCAAATCATCCTTTTGATAGCGACATGGTTAAAACTGCTTACGCAAAACTAGAAGGCAAGGCAGACCATCTAAGGGCATTAGATCGCATAAAGGGAATGCGTCTTTCTGACATAGAGAACCCCGTGGAAAGGTCGATATTTATACGGATGTTTGATGAGACATATAACCCAAGGTCATACAATATATACGCTCCAGAAGGCGACAAGCTAGGGCTGTATATGACAGGCAAGGGAGAGCCTAGAAACATTGCGTGGGGGTCTTTCGGAGAGATCGCCAAGGCGGTTAGAGTCCTAGACAACCCAGACATTGATAACATATCAGCCCAAATGGGTTTGCAGCATAAGGTCAGGAACTTCTACAACAACATAATTTCACCATCAAATCCATCTAGCATCACGTCAGATACTCACGCAGTAGCTGGAGCATTGCTAAGACCTCTGGGCGGTAGTGCGCCAGAGGTGAAACACAATCTAGGCTCTGCTGCTGGTAGCGCGTTGTCTGGGATCAGGGGAACATACCCTGTGTACGCAGATGCCTACCGAGAAGTCGCACAAGCCAATGGGCTTCTTCCTCGACAAGCTCAGTCTATAGCGTGGGAGGCTGCTAGAGGATTGTTTAGCCCAGAGCAGAAGCGAAACAAGGCGCTGCTTGGTGGAATAGATGGTATAATGCAGGAATTCAAACAAGGCAAGATCACACAGAAGGGGATGCAAGATGCAATACTCAACGAAGCAGGGGGCGTCACCCTCCCAGATTGGGCCAGATGATGACATCTACAACTACCTAAAGAACGTGTTAGGAGGAGCCGTTACAAGGGAAAGGTATCTAGAGTTTAGCTATCCTGACGGGATACCTGCGGAGGCTTCCGCAGAGGAGTTAATTCCAGAAGATGTGTACCGCTTTCTTGATTAATGGTTGGCGAGATTCGCCAATTATTGCGATATTTCGCTAAAAGAGTTAGAATCATCATAGGCTACCAGACCTTCTCTGGGCTATTACCTACTTTCAGGGGCAAACTATGACGCAACCAGACGCATACGATTTTGGCGACAACGACACTCAAGGGACTGAAACGATTGAACAAGAGATCGTTCATGAGGTAGAAGAAGTAGAGGAATCGGTCGAGGAGCCAGATGAGGGTGAGTCAGAAGATCAGGGAACTGATTCTGAATCGTCAGCAGATAGTGATGAGAGTCACGATAAAAATATCTTCACCTCGGATCAGCAGAGAGTGTTCGATGATGCAATCGGTAAGAAGGTTTTCAAGCTCCGCGAAAAGGAGCGAGAGGCCGAGGATTTACGAAGGCGTCTAGACGAATACGAACGATCAGCGACTCCGCAGGGGCGGCCTAGAGTGCCATCGATGCCAGACCCTTTTGCCCTTTCCGATCAGGATTACAGGCATCAGAGTCAGGTTCGCGATCAAGCAATCATAGCCGCAGCCTCCTACGATGCCAAACAGCAGATGGAGCGTGTGCAACATCAAAGGCTAGAGCAGGAGGCACAGAACAAGCAGCAGGAAGCGATGGTAGAGCGAGTCCAGACCTACGCGCAGAGAGCTAAAAGACTAGGCGTGAAGGCAGACGAGCTACAGGTAGCAGGATCGATAGTGGGCAAGTTTGGGATAGATCAGCAGCTAGTAGACTTCATTCTTGAAGATGACAAAGGCCCGCTGATTACAAAGTATCTGTCACAGAATTTAGCAGAGCTAGACACCCTGCGTCAGATGCACCCGACTAGAGCCGCTGTAAGGATTGCTACTCTTATCAAAGGCAATGCTGTTGCCCTTAAACCAAAAGTAAGTAATGCCCCAGAGCCGTTAAGTAAGCCTCGCCCGTCAGGGGTGCAGCCAAAACTTAAAGGGCTTAAAGGCGCAACCTTTGAATGAATAGGTGATATAAATGGCTAATAATTTAAACAGTAACGTAACCCGCGTGGTTGCAAAGGTGTTTCTGGACGAGTTTGAATCTAATCGTGTAGTGACTAAGACCGTAAACACTCAGCTTCTAGCTGGTCGCTTTACGCCATCTTCAGGCTCTACCGCTGACTTCAAGCGTCCTCATGACTACCGTACAATCCGTACCGCTGGCGGCGACATCTCACTATCAACCAAGTCTGACATCATTGCAGGCAAGGCTACTGGTACGGTGCAAGATTACTTCACAGCAGCTACCGAATGGGGCAATGTCGAGGAGGCTCTTGAGCTTGACCAACTGGATACAATCCTAGCACCAATGGCTCGCCGCATTATCACAGACCTTGAGGTAGACTTCGCATCTTACATGATGAAGAACGCTTCTCTGCGCTATGGTACTCACGGCACTGCTGTAGATGCTTGGTCTGATGTGGCTGGCGCTGGCTCATTGCTAGACTCGCTTGGCATCCCCAAGACTAATGGCGCGTACTACCTGATGAATCCCTTCACCACTACTGCGTTGGCTGACGCTCAGAACGGCTTGACTGCCGCTGACCAGCTAGTACGCACAGCGTGGGAAAAGGCTCAGATTTCATCTACGTTTGGCGGCATGAGCGCGTTGACAGCTAACTCGCTGGCATCGTTCACCTCAAGCACAGGCGCGGATCGCGCTGGTACTTTGACTGCTGCTCCAAACCCAACCTACGTTGCTGCTAAAGACACTATGACGCAGAGCATCGCTGTCACAGCGTTACAGGCGAACATGGTTGTCAAGGCTGGCGAGTTGATCACAATCGCTAACGTAAACCGTCTGAACTTGGATACCAAGCAGGTCATGCTTAATGCTGCTGGTGCGAAGGTTCTATGGACAGGCGTAGTTGTTGCTGACGTAACTCTTGGAGCTTCAGGTGAAGGCACTCTAGTAGTGGCTGGCCCTGCGATCTACGAGGCTACTGGTCAGTACAACACTGTAGACGCAGCACCCGCTAACGGCGCTGTAGTGACTATCGTAAGTGCTTCCGCTACAACGTACCAGCCTAACCTGTTTTACGTTAAGCAGGCGTTTGGTATCGGCACTGTGAAGCTGCCTAAGCTGTACGCTACTGACACAGTTGCGACTACCTCAGACGGTATGAGCATCCGTGTTACCAAGTACGCAGACGGTGACTCCAACAAGCAGATGTGTCGTTTCGACTTACTCCCTGCATACGCGACCTTTAACCCGTTCTTTGCGGGCCAAGGCTTCGGCGTTTAAATAGGATGGGGGCTGTAATGGCCCCCTTTCTTTTCCATCTGAGGATTCATTATGAAAGACTTCAAGAAGCCTTCGGGCGCTATCGTATCAGTAAACGCAGACTGTGAGCAGATTGCCAAAGACCTTGGCTGGACTCCAGTAGAGAAAGCGGCACCAAAGCAAGAAGCCCCCAAATTCGAGAAACCATCCAAATTTAAGTAAGCGAGTAAACTATGGCGACCGTTGCACAAGTAGCTAAGGCATCACTACAGGCGCTGCTAGTGCAGGCGTCAGAAGCACCGCTGGAGGCTGACGAGTACCAAGACTTTATCTTTGCCATGAACAACTACATGACCTCGCTGGCAGCTAATGGCGTGAACCTTGGCTACACTGCGGTCACCGACATTGGTGATGAGGTAACGGTTCCGCAGGGCGCCATTCACGGCATAATTGCAAACATGGCTATTGTCATTGCTCCCCAGTTTGGCGCAGTGGTGCCGCAGGGCGTGGCAATGTCAGCATCCGAGGGCATGAAGGCTATGAGAAAGCTAGGGCAATTCATTACTCCAACCCGAAGACCTTCCATCCTTCCCAGAGGATCAGGCAACGAGAGCTTTGGTCGCACATCTCACTTCTACCCAGACGCAGAGCAAGAGGTTCTTGCAGAGGCAACGGGCGCAATTGGCTTAGAGGTATCTACTAATGGTTGAGCGAGCATCTGGTGTAAAGCAAAGCAACTTCACGGCACAGACATCTATCGTGTCTGGGTCATACATTGGCTTCTTTGCTGGTGGCTACAACTACAAGATCAGCTACGACAATTTCTTATCTGGGCTTGGAGTAACGGGTACTATTGTTCAGGATGGGGCTGTAACTGGCGTACCTGTTCTTGACGCTCAGGGCACTGTAAACAATATCCGAAACCTTGAGGCTGGCGCTGGCATAGCCATCGCGGTAAGCGCAGAGAACGGGATCGCTATTACACACGCGTTCTTGGCCGATGCGGTGGGCACTCCTCTTCTTGTAGATGTCGGAGAAGCTAACCCTACAGTTAGAAGTCTATCTGTAGCAGGTGGCCTGTCCTTGGCGGTGACGGGCAACAATGTTCAACTAAGCAGCAATAGTCTATTTAATCGCGTTATAGTAACGCAGGCATCAGATTTAGCGGGAACTCTACTAAGTACGGCTGAATACTTTATTGACGGCATCATCGACATGGGTTTTCAGTCCATAGAGGTTCCTCAAGGTGGGTTAACTTTAAGAGGTTACAACTTCGATATATCAAGGCTAACCTCTAGCGCCAATACTTATACAATGTTTACAAGCCCTGCTGGTGGTAGCGGCAATGTGCTAGGCGCTGACTATGCCATTGAAGTCACCGGCACCAGCTCACAGGTTTATAACCTAACATCGGACACAGGCGCACAGGCTTTTGAATTTACGCGAGTTAACTATAATAACTGCACAAGTCTTGGCACTATTACAAACTACAGACAAGGGCTAGAGTCTGGCACTGGAAGATTTGGCGGCACTCCTAGCTTGACGTTAGCGGGTGCGTGGGCAGGTGGGTATTTCATTGATACATCAATCGTCCGGTCTTTATCTGCGGGCATGACAGGCGCTCTTTTTATCGCGGGCGCTGGGTTTAGTATGTCGTCTCGATTCAGGTCTAATCAGAATGTCGATTTGCCTGCTAGTGCTGCGCTCCTTGATTTCTCCGCATCCAATTTCGTGAATCCGTCAACCTTGCAGCTAGAAGGCTGTATCGTCTCGCGTAATGGGGTTATTGATGCATCTGACGCAAACCTTACACCGAACATTGCTGCCGCTGCGTTGGCTTCCTCAT